CCCGCCAATCCAAAGTTTAACGAAACTCAGGAATGGTATAACAAAATCCTAGACATTGGAGGTAACGATGAAGAGCAAGATGAAAGCAGCGATGTTGAGTCTGTTAGTAGCAAGTTCCGCCGCTCAAGCAGATGAGTTAAACACCTTGTTGAATGCTTCACAGGCTATTGTTAACCAGATTGACAGTGGTATTAGGCTCGCTGGTGCGGCTACTGTTTATGCTCCGCAAGGTGGTCAGATTTCTAATGGGTCATTGTCGGGCAGCGCGCATATCAGCAGTGAACAGCTTGTCGCTTACAACAAAGCTCTTGCAGGTATGGAATCCTACCAAGCCTATGGCTCTGTTCAGGACTTATTAGAAGAGCAAGCGGCGAATGAACTACAGCTAATGAACGAAGCTGTTGGAGTGTTCACTGAGGTTGTTGTCGAGATGATTGCAGTGGTAGAGGTAGCAGAGATTGCCGAAGCTGCTGAGACACCACAAGACCAAGCAGAAGTGCAAGAGTATGTAGCCCAGAACCAAGAGGCTCTGACAATAGACCAAGAGCAAGTAGATACATACAACCAGTCAATTGATGACATAGAGACGCACGCTAATGCTGCTGGTGCATTCTTGGGTGTTGCTGCTAACTCAGAAGCAGTAGCGTTCCTACAGACTGGTGCAGAGAACAACAATGTAAATGCAAACAACAGCACATTGTCATACAGCGCGTCTAACCAAAGAGTAACTGTCGCTTGGGAAGGCACAAATAACGCCACAGCGGTATACGTCAATGGTACTAACTTTGGCATGGATTTCTATAAAAGTACCGAAGAGATTTATGCGGCTGGCGCAGAGTCTGAGTTATACCTTACTGGCCCAACACATACAGGCTACAAATGCTTTATGACAGGCGAGGACTGTGAATCGTGAGTCTTGCTGAGACTGAATTAACAATAGGCGGTACATCCTTTAAGGGTGTCTACATTGCCATCTTGTTAAGCCTTGCAACTACCCTTGGTGGTGGCGTATGGACAGCAAGCTCATTGTATTCACGGCTAGAGGCAGTAGAGTCTCAGAAGATTCCTGACATCGCACCGCTGGAAGAGAAGATACTGCTGGTTGAGCAAGAGCTTCAAGCAAACAATGTAAGTCAACTGCAAGGTAAGCTGTCTGAGCTGGGTGTAAACCTTGTAACGATAAAAGACCAGCAATCTAGCCTACTGGATATAAAGACTAAGGTAACTGACCTAGAGAAAGACATAGAAACAATGAAGGCCCAAGTTACTGAGTCAAAGCTAATTGCTGAAGGTGTTAACGGGTTTTCTAAAAGTATCAAAAACATTGAGCGAGAAATCGAAGACCTTTGGATTGGTATGGACTACATTTCCAATCCTTTAAAATAAAAACTTATTAACTCTTAACACAAGGAACGTACAATGGTCGAGTCTACAAAAGAAATGCTGGACGTAGCTGCTGCTTCTACCGCTGTTATGTCAATGGCATCGTGGCTACCTCCAACAGCTTCTATACTCACTATAATATGGTTAGGTATTAGGATATATGAATCTAATACTGTACAAAGTATAGTTAATGGAACAAAGAAAGATAAGGAATAACAATGGCTACTCCACGTAAAGGCAAAGCAAAAGTAAAAGTTACAGCTAGTGGTAAGAAAGTTAGTTATGGTCAGGCTGGTAAAGCTAAAGGTGGTGGCCCTAGAGTTAAAGCTGGTACTAGTAAAGGCGATAGCTACTGTGCCAGAAGTCTCGGAATAAAGAAGGGTGTTTCAAAGAAGAAACAGAATGATCCTAACACTCCGAACAACCTTTCACGTAAGCGTTGGAAATGCTCTGGCGCTAAATCTAAAAGGTAACTGAAATGAAGAAGACTAAATCATGCGGTTGTTCTAAGGCTAAGAAGCCATCATTGCCTAAGCGCAATCAAAGAGCAGCTAAGAACAAGAAGCGAAATAAATAAGAGGTTATAATGGGACTTGAAACAGCATCATATATCGACCAGCTAGTAGCTGCGAACCCTTTAGGTACTGACAGCAAATCACAGGGCGATAACCATATTCGTTTGCTTAAGAACGTATTGAAGACACAGTTCCCTAGTCTTGGTAACGCAGTGGTAAACACATCAGCAGCACAGCTTAATATCTTGACTGAGATAACAGCATCCTCTACTGAGATTAATAAGCTTACTGGTGTTACATCTACAACAGCACAGCTTAACCTAGTAAACACTGTACCAGTAGCACGTACTAGCATCTATGATGCCGTGTATCCTATTGGATGTATCTATCAGTCTACTGTTAATACAAACCCTACTGTGCTATTCCCAGGGACTACGTGGTCAGTGTTCTCAGAAGGTAAAGTACTGGCTGGCTATAACTCCGCAGATAATGACTTCTCTGCTGGTAATACTGGTGGTTCTAAGACTCACTCAATGACTATAGCAGAAATGCCTGCTCACACCCATGACTTTACTGCAATGGCGCTGACTAGTGGTAGCATTAACACTACAGGTTCTACTGTTAAGTCTTCATCACAGTCTTTGACTACACAGTCAACAGGTAGTGGTAACGCATTCAACATCATGCAGCCGTATCAGGTTGTTTACATGTGGACAAGGACTGCTTAATCATGCCATATAAAAGGGTAGAGGTATCGCGACCACGAGGGATCAACATTGATTTGTCTCCCTATGAACTCCCTAATGAGATATGGAGCCAAGGAAACAACATTGACTTTAGCAACCACAGAACTAATAAGGCGGTAGGATACTCACAAGTATTCACTGCTCCTGCTGTACAGCCTATAATTGCTATGCCGTGGACAGACTACAACTTACCTTACTGGTTCTATGCTAGTGAAGCTAAAGTGTACAGGACTGATGGCAACACTAACGTCAACGTAACTCGTCAGACTGCTGGTGCAGATGTTAACTACACTGGTGACTATGATGACGGTTGGACAGGGTCTACCTTTAATGGTGTTTTACTTCTGAACAACAGACAAGACGCACCTCAGTTCTATGACACTGCTTCGAGTAAGATGAAAGACTTGACAGCGTGGCCTACTAGTTGGACTGCTGGTGTCGTGCGTCCGTTTAAGAACTATTTGATAGCGTTAGACGTTAAGGATAATACAGGAACTGCCTTCCCTTCAATGGTTAAGTGGAGTGACGCTGCCCCTTTAGGTGGTATACCTGCTTCGTGGGATCCAGTGAACCCTGCTGTACAGGCTGGCTACAACATCCTACCTGACACTGCTGGTCGCTGTATTGAAGGTAAAGCTCTGAACGATACGTTCTTTATCTACAAGAGCGATGCAGTGTGGGCTATGCAGTTCATTGGTGGTAACTTCATCTTCTCGTTTAGGAAAGTATTCAGCGATGACACAGGTATTCTGTCTCGTGATTGTGTTACTGAGTTTAATGGTAAGCACTTTGTTGTAGGTGTCAGTGACATCTATGTGCATGATGGTACTTCTAAGAAGTCTGTGATTGCTAACAAGATGGCTAGATCTTTCTACTCTCAGATTAACTCAGCACATGTAGACAAGGTCAAGTGTGTCTCGGATGTACCTAACAAAGAGATTTGGGTTTACTTTCCGACAGCGGATAGTGCAGACGGCAGAGCTAACAAAGCATTGGTATGGAACTGGGAAGTAGATGACTGGTCACAGCGTGATCTAGTTAACATCTCTTACATCTCTACTGGTGTTATTGCAGACACTACAGACACCACTGATACATGGGACTCTGACACTCAGTACTGGAGTGATGATACCACTAGCTGGGGTGAAGAGCGATTTAACCCTGCAATCAAAAGTCTCTTTATTGTAAACTACGATGACTCTTTATTCTATAAGGGCAACACAGGTCTTACACTGAATGGTAGTGTTTATCCTTCTTATGCAGAACGGGTTGGTATTGATTTCGGTGATGACCAAGGATACAAGTATATTAATTCTATTACTCCTCATATTGTGGGAGAAGGTACAGTCAACGTATACGTAGGTACTGAGCAGCAACAAGGTTCAGGTATTTCATGGTCGCAGCCTCAGCCGTTTGTTGTAGATCAAGACTACAAGGTTAACTTCCGCCAGAGTGGTCGCTACATTGGCGTTAGGTTTGAGTCAGCTAGTGATGATGCATGGTCGCTTACAGGGTACACCATTGAGTATAGCTACGAGGGACGGCAATGAGATTTGAATATGTACCACTGCCACCCCCACAGGATATTAATGGTATGCCTGTATACGTACAGAACGAGTTGCAGCGGATAGCTAGGTTCATAGGTGGACTCAGTGAGGTACATGAGTCGGGTATGTATTTATCTGCTGCTGGTGCTGGTGCTACTATGGCGCTGACTACTACGCCTACTACTATCACTGCTTTTGATACTGTAAACAGCTATGAAGAAGGTCTTATTGCAGATACAACAGCAGGTACTTTTACTTTCTTATCTACCTCTAGGTTTAAGTTAGCGTTTAGTGCTAGTATTTCTGATCAGGGTGGTGGTTCATCAGAGCATCACATTGGTGTGTACTTAAACAACACGCTGATACAGCCTACACATAGCATAACCTTTACAGGCTCTGCATATACACAGATGTCCTTTATGATTCAGAACACAGCACAGGCTGGTGACGTTATTACATTGCGTATGTCTACAACCTCTGGTACAGACACCGCTATCTTTGCTAGTATAGACGTAGACGTTGAGGGTAAACCAATTGACATATAGTCTTAAGCGTGTAGTAAGTGTCGAAGAAATTGAATTACATCGACATGTTATAAAGAAGTATTTAGATAAGGTATTGCTAAAGGCAACAGAAGTTACAGAACACAGTGTGATGGAAGGTATCTTCAAAGGTAATAGTCAGTTATGGCTTGCCAGAGATAGTGAAGAAGAAGTAGTTGGTATTGTTGTAACGTATCAAGTTACATACCCCACAACAAAGAGACTGCTTATACATTTACTAGGTGGTACAGAGATTGAAAAGTGGGTTCAGACTATAGCTAGTATTGAAGAGTGGGCTGAGTCAAAAGGTTTAGAAGGCATAGAGATACGAGGTAGGAAGGGATGGCTTAAGTTGTTGCCTGACTATTCTTGTAAAACAGTATTAATGATTAAGGAGTTATAAGATGGGTGGTGGAGAGACAAGCACAGAAACAGAAAGCAGACTCAGTGATGAGTTACGCTCAAGCAGCTTAGCTGGATTAGAAGGCGCTGAGAACTTATACAATCAAGGTACAGAAGGTATCTATCAAGGTAGTCGTCTTGCTGAAGAAGATCCATTGCTTCGTCAGGCACAAGAGAACCTGCTTGCTCAGTATGGTGAAGGTGGTTCGCTGTCTAATCTTGTTAACACAGCACAGGCTAACTTTGGTAACTACTTGAATGCTGGTGACCTTGAGAACAACCCTTTGTTTCAGCGTCAAATGGAAGACATCTTAGGTCAAGCTAACATATCACTACAGCGTGGTGCTGTGCCTCTGATGCAACAAGCGTCAGCAGCGGGCCAGTATGGTGGCAGTGAGGGACAAGAAGGTCTAGGCTTACTGGGTGGTGAAGTTAGTCGTAACACGCAGCAGGCGCTAACACAGGCAGCTCTAGGGCAGCAGCAGCTAGGTCTTCAAGCTCAAGGTATGATGCCTATGATGCTACAGACTGGTGAGCAAGGCGCTAACATCATGGGTAGGATTGGAGAGCAACGTGGTCAGCGAGCGCAGTCTACTTTGTTTGATGAGATTCAAGAGTTTGATGCAGGTCGCAATGCAGAGCTTTCAAACCTTGCACAGTTCTATCAGTTCTTAGGTTCTAATCCTCTGGTAGCTGAAGCTAATCAGAAGGTTACTGAAAGAACTTCTAGTGATCCGTTTGGTGATTTGCTTGGTGCTGGTCTTGCTATTGGTGGTATGGCTATTCCGGGCGGTGGGACTCTAGGCGGTAAAGCTATAACTAGTATGTTCGGATAAGGACTAGATTAATATGAATAAAGATGATGCAGTAATTCAGTTCTTACTGGAGCAAGAAGGTTTTGAAACTAGAACATATCTTCCAAAGAAGAATGGCATTGTCATCGGTAGGTCTGGGCTTACCTTTGGCGGTGGTATTGATATTGGACAGATGGGACTACGCGAGTTTAAAGCTTTAGGCTTACCTCAAGATGTAGAGTATGCTCTGCTTCCCTATGTAGGTAAGAAAGGAAGTGAAGCACTGGCAGTTGAGAAAGAGATTGGACACTTCAACATTCCTGCTGACGTAGCTATGGATATTACTCGTAGGCATATTGAGAAGTCTAAGCAGCAACTCCGTAAGGTGTACCCTGAGTTTGATTCTATTAGTATACAGCAGCAGGCGGTTGCGCTCTCTCTGTTACATAACTATGGCAATGGTGCTTTAAAGTACAAGACCATGAAGGCTGTTATTAAAGGTGACCTTCTTCAGGCTATTGCTTTGTTACGTGATCCGAAAGAGTGGAGTAACGTAGAGCTACATCCTAGACGTAACAGAGAAGCTGATCTCCTACAGTCATTAGTCGTGAGCCAGCAGCAACAGCAAGCACAACAAGCAACTCAGCAGGCTCAGCAGCCAGCGGGTATGTTCAATGAGGTAGGTGTATAACATGGCTAGTTTATTAGATAGAGCAAAGGCATTATACGGAGGCGATAGCCCTGTATCTATGTTTAATATTCCTGAGCGTTTCACTAAAGTTGATGATCGTGGTTTACCCCCCGATCCACTTAACAGAAATCTAGGTACTACTATTCAGAACGACCCTATAATTCAAGGAATATCTGGTGCCGTTGATGCTCTTAATGCTAATCAAGCTGCTGGTTTTCAAGACTGGTTAAAGACTCCAGCAGGTAGGATCTACACGCTTGCTAACGCTCAGAATAAATTGCGTGGGCAGATACCGACCACTCCATTAGGACAAAGCTTAGCCGATCCTGCTGAACTATCGAAGTTAACAGCAGCTCAGGAAGCTTTAGCGACTGCTCAGGAAGCAGTAGCTACAGAAGCAAGACAGCCGACTACAGCATTGCCTCCTGTTACTGAAAAGACTGAAGACTTAACTCCAGAAGCTCAGACATTTAATACAGCGGCTACTGTTGTGTCTCCAGAAGGTGCTGAAGATAAGCAGAACTGGTTTGATGCTGTTAATGATCGTGTTGATCTGATGGCTATGGGCGCTGCTATGTTGGCTGGTTCCGGTCAGCGGGGCGCTACTACTATGTCTCGTCTTGGTCAGGGTCTGCAAGCTGGCTTAGCATCGAGAGCTGCTCAAGCTAAAGCTGCTGAAGATAAGGAATACACAGATGCATTACTTGTTCTTAAGGCAATGGAGCAGCGTAGGCTGTCGGCGAAGGATAGAGCTGCGGGGTTACAAGATCCATTAACAGTTAGAGAAGCGATAGACGGAATGGCCTCTGAGTTTACCGTAGCAGGTGCGAATCCAGATAACACTAAAATGATTTCTACATATTTCCAGACACGTCCAGCCCTCAAAAGTGGGATTGACTCGCTTGCTCCAAACCAACGGGGTGTCTTTATGTCTGAGTTTGTTTCGAAAGGACAAGGATGGGTTGGAGATAAGATAGAAACAAATAACATTAACAAGGCATATAACGACGCACTTGTAATAGCTAGAAAAGTTAAGCCAACCGGAGTTAACTAATGTCTGATCAGATCGACTTTGATTCTTTATGGACGGCATCTGATCAGCAATACGATCAGCACTTAAGCCAACAACCAGATGATTTTGGAAGCCAAATAGGAGCAGGTGTAGATTTAGGTCAGGCGCTTTTGTATCGTGGCGGTCAGTCCGTTGCAGAAGCGTTCGGGTTTTCTGATAGTGCATTCGGTCAGGCAATGGTCGATGGTAAGAATGAAAACATGGCAGAGGTAGGAAGGGTAACAGCGCATCCTCTGTATGAAGATGGTGAGTTCTCCTTCAGAGGTTTGTTAGATCAGGTAGGTAGAGGGATAGGTACAGTCGCTACTGCGCTTCCAGCGTTAGCTGCTGTGCCTTTCTCTCCTGCAATAGGTGTGTCTGGATCTACTGGTGCGTTAGCTGCTGGTGGTATTATGTCAGGTGTGATGAACATCGGTGACATTGGTCTTAAAGCAGAGGATATGGATGAGGCATACACTGCGTCAATGGCAGACATTGGAACTGGTTTTGCTTTAGGTGCGTTAGAGCCTCTGGCAGGTGCTAAGTTTATTAAAGCATTGACACCTGCTATTAAGTCTACTTCTCCTGAGATTATGACTGCTATTAATGCGGGTAATGCTAGTGCCTTAAGCGGTGCTATCCGTGGTCAGGTAGCTCAGGCTCCTTCAATGGCCAGACAGATAGGTCAGGCATCGCTAGGCTCAGGTCTTACTGAGGGTGTGCAGGACTTTGCTACAACTATAGCAGCTACAAACTCTGCATCTTACTGGGATCAGTTTGATGTCGAAGAGTCATTGAAAGAGTCTGCTGTTGAAGCTCTTGTCGGTGGTATCTTGGGTATGCCGTTTGGCGTAGGCTCTAGTGTTATGTCTAAGGCTCAACAAGGTGCGGACTTATCTTTCGCTAAGCAGGTAGATGAAGGTATTGTTGAGTTCAATCCAGATACTGGATCGTGGGTAAAGAATCAAGAAAAGATACCAGTGACTGACACAAAGCTAGGTCATCTATACTCTAAGTATCTTGCACCTTTCCTTGGTGAGACGGGGAGCAAGGCTGTTGCTCAGATAAAGACGCCAGAGATGCAGAAGCTTGTTGGTAAGTTTAATCAGACTTCAGGGTCATTGGCACGTAGAGCTGGTATACGTCCAGTACATGCAGAGTCTATGATATTCAAGTCTGAGTATGCTAAAGGAATGAGTACGTTCATGACGCTGAGCAACGAAGACGCTCTAGCAGTACATGACCAGCGAATAATGCCAGAGGGTACTAAAGAAGAGAAGGCTGCTAAGAACGAAGCCTATGCTGCTCTGCCTAAAGAAAGTAAGAAGGCTTCTAATGAGTTGGCTACTTTCTTAGACGCTACTATGAAGAGAGACTTAAAGAAGTATGGCATAGACTCTGGTTTGTTTGAAGGCGGTACATACTTTCCGCTGCATGGGCGTATAGACTATAAGAAACTTAAAGCTGACCCAGCAGCGTTCAAAGCGCAGGCTTTAGCTGTTGCTCAAGAACGTGGTATTAAGTTATCAGCGGATAAGATAGATGCCTACATCGCTCGTATTAAGAATCAAGGCTATGAGCATTTCGGAATGGACACCGACACTCGTATCTTAAAGAGATATGAAGAGAATGTTCAAGCGTTTATTGACGAAGGTATGACAGCAGAGAAGGCTCAGTCAAAAGCAGCTAAGAAGATGAACAACAGTCTAGGTAAGCTGAGAACACAAGGCGCTAAGGTTAATAACCAGAACGCAGTCGAGACTCACCGTATGCTGGCTGAGCTGCCACAGGACTTCTGGTCTAACTGGCTTAACGCTGACTCTAAAGTGCAAGACTCTATCTACTCTTACTATGAGATGATGTCAGAAAGACTAGCACATGCTAAAGAGTTTGGAGCTAACAACGAGAAGTTCTATGCTGAAGTAGCTAAAGTGTTAGACGATGCAAAAGCACAGGGTATTAACTACAATACAGAGACAGTGGTTAATGATCTAGCTAACATGATGAATCTATCTCAGCGTATTCCTACTCGTAACCTAGATGTGTCACAAGGAGAAGGCATCAGAACTGCACAGAATGCTGTACGTGCTGGTTTAAGTGTTACGCTGCTACCTTTGTCTATTCTTCCTTCGTTGGCTGAGGTGTTTGTTGTAGCCTCTAAGACAGGACAAACAGGTAAGGCTATTACATCTGCTGGTAAGCTAACCGCTCGTATAATCAAGGAGCAGTTTAAGCATGGGCGTGGTCTGTCGTTTAAAGATGCGTCTCAGCTTGTTAATAAAGGCGACATCATTCAAGACTTAGGCATCACTGCTTATGAGCTAAAGAACACAGCGGCTGCTCGTTTAGGTGACAATGAGATTGGAGGTAGGATTACTAATGTTGAGAACTTCTTTTACAACATGACCCTCACCCCGCAGTGGACAGAAGCATTGCGTATGACATCAGCTATCTTAGCAGAGCAGGGTTTTAGAGCTGATCTAGTTAAGTACTCTACTGCTATTAAAGAAGGCAACCTTGAAGAGCAGCTACGTATTGGTGATAAGTTTGCAGAGGCTGGTCTTAATATCTCTCAAGCCTACAACTGGCATCTTAGAGGAGGTAAGAAAGATGCATACTACAACGAGAAGTTTAGAGTTGGTGTTCTTAACGTAGTCGAAGATACTGTCATGCGTCCACGTATGGTACAGAAGCCAGCATGGATGGCAGACGAACGCTTCAAGTTAATTGCACAGCTTAAGTCATTCTCTATTGTATTTAACAACGTGGTGATGAAGGGTTGGTACAACTCTATGGTGGCTAACGGAACACCACCTGAGAAGATTAAGCAAGCCGCCGCTATCGCGCCTTATATTGGCATGATGTTAGCTGCTCAGGTTATGGCGTCAGGGTTGCGTGAGTTTGTTAAGACGGGCGACACTGAGAGATGGGAAGACAAGGATGCAATAGGACACCTAGTAGGCTCTATCACTTACATCGGTGGTCTGTCATTTGCAATAGATCCTTTCCGCGCTAGTAACTATGGCGTTGATCCTACTACAGCTATCATTGGGCCTGCCGCTAGTAAGGCTAACGATTTAATCAATGGCATCGGCGCTATCATGTCAGGTAGTATGTCACCTGAAGATGTAGTAGCTGCTGTACTTAAGGATGTTAGTAGATCATTCCCTCTCATACCTGCACTATTGGAGTAAGATATGTTATCAAGTTTAATTGGCCCTGTTGCGGGTCTTGTTAAAGGATACCTTAGTAATAAGGCAGAGGAGAAGCAGGCGAAACATCAAGCAAAGATGTCTGTAATACAGAACGACGCTGACTGGGAATCTAAGATGGCTGATGCATCGAAGGACTCGTGGAAAGATGAGTTCTGGACAATTGTGTTAGCAGCGCCTGTGTTTATGATTGGCTATTCTATTGCAGTGGATGACCCTGCTATCATTGTCAGGGTAGGTGAGAGCTTTGCAGTTCTTGGTACGCTACCTGAGTGGTATCAGTATCTGCTGTTCATTGCAATCAGCAGCTCGTTTGGCATACGTGGTGTTGGTAAGATAATGGATATGAAGAAGTAACGCGGGTTTAATATAGCCGCTGCTTACGGTGTGTTGCTACGTAAACAGCGGCTTATTTAAACTAGATCTCGCATGCCCCTCCTGTACACGCTAATGTCTGCGCCCCTTCAGTAACATCGCTTGCCTCTGTGATGTCCCACGCTATCTCCTTTGGCATCTCTGCCTTCATTTCTTTGTATTGCTCCTTAGTAATCTCTTCGTATGGTGCTTGCTCATAAGTGTGTTCACTGAAAGGCAAGAATGACACACCACTACAATCATCAAAGTTATTGTAAAGCCAACTACCAATATTAAGAAACTCACTGTCTCTGTAATACACAGTAATAGACGGCTTATGTTCACACCAATGTTTCTGATATACATCCCATAGTTCCAATTGTTCCATACCTGTTTGAGATGCAGACATCACAGCCCCTTCTGGTGCCTTCTGAGGAAAACTAAACACTAGGGTGTTCGGTGACCTCACATCAACCTCTGATGTTATTCCTGCATTTGATAGTACACCACATAATGGATCATTAATATCAGCCCTGACGCGGCGAACATAGTAAGGGGAGAATCTGCCGTGAATACCACTAGCAGAATCCACAAGTTGAGAGACAGTACCACTAGGCTTGACACAAGTAATAGCGGCAGCTTGATTGATGCCAAGTTTCTTAGCCCATTCTTTGTTTGTGATAACAGCTTGCTGCTTGAGGCTTTCAAGTAGATCAGGTAGTCCATTCTTTACTCCATTAGTTAACTTACAATCTTGAATGCCTGTCATAGATACGCCAAGCAATGCTTCTTCTTCAGTGTTCTGCTGCCACTTCTTACGTAGGTATCGAAAGTCTGTCAGGGTAGCTTGGAGAGTTCCAAGAATACTTGCAAGACGTACCTTTCGGTGGAGGTTTTCAGCTGTATCGTCTGATCGCACGACAACTTCTGAGAGGTTACAGAACTGATTTGGTCTAAGGATGATTTCGCTGCAAGGATTCGTTCCAAATTCGTGGTCAGGATCTCGGCGACCATTCTTTGCAGCTTGTCGTTGACTAGCAACTCGACTGAAGAACCCACGCTCTCCACTTCGACTCTCATATAAACTACTCCATTCATTAAGGAAGGCTTCAAAGTCTGGCTTCTCTGTATAACATGCAGAGTTATTAGCTAGACCACGATAGGGTGCATCGAGCCACCACTGTCCATGCTTAGCTCTGCGGATACGATCATCAGACAGGTTAGATAGACTGATGAGTGCAGACCTACGTACACCGCCCACAACTACGATCTCAGCCACTTTACAGCACAGGTCATGTGCTTCTACACTTGTTAGCTTACGTCCAGCAGCGGTCTTAAACAGCCCTACAGTGAAGGTAAACAATTCTACCAATGGAGCAGGGCCAGAAGCGCGACCACCGAAGGTCTTCAATGGCTCGCCAGCAGCACGTACTCGACTCACATCCCAGCTTGGTACTTGCCCTACAAGCAGTAGACTAATCAGTTCTCTGAATGCCTTAGCCCAGCCTACCTTAGAGTCACTGACATGGATTGTTGTATCTGTAGGGAAGAACTCTTCAGCAATAGTAGGAAGCTTACCTACGTACTGACGCTCAACAGAGAAGCCTACACCTGTACCACATAACAAGATGTACATAAGCTCATCGAAAGAACGAGGGCTGTCAATCGCAATGTAGCTACAGTTAAACCCAGCTACGTTATCTCTGTCTAGTGCTTCACCTGCTGTCATCAATGCTCTCATGGAAGGCATGACTTCTAAGTTGGTGATAGCTTCTCGCAGCTCTTCTCCAGTCTTATTGTCAAGGCTACCACGGTTCTTAAAGAATGAGATATAACGATCTACAGTTTCGTCCCATGTTTCACGGCGTTGTTCTTCTGGTAGGTAGCGAGCGTATCGGCTCTTGTGAATATAGCTCTGATAAATATCCATTACTTCTTTTCCTTATTGTCTTTGTTAGTTTCTACTGGCTTCTCTTCTTTCTTATCTTTCCTAAAGATAGCATCAAAGTTATTCTCAAATGTTTCTCTATCGGGCATGGGTCGTGGACTGCTTCCTTTACCTGACATGTTATTCTCCTAGTGTAGGCTCTCTGAAGGTTCAGCATCACCCATAATTAAACCAAGCTTAGCAGACTCAAGTATAAACACTGCATCACCTGTCTGTAGATTAGTGCCAACAGTAGTGTACCCTTCAGGGCTGGTGACAATCAATGCGAAGTCATGTGAGTCGTCATCGAGGAAGGTCATCGAGTCAATGCATTGTCTTATCTTTTCATACGTACTGCTTGTCGCTTTAGGTGTGAAGTCTTTATCAACTATCTTCATTATATATCCTCATTTTCAAACACTACTTGATTTAACAGTCGGGCTAAGTACCACTGAGCCTTCTGTAAATCTTCTACTTGCTTGCCCTTGTAGTCATAGCGCCAGAGATACTTCATGCAGTTGCCCTTGAGGTAGCCTTTGAATGCAACACTGGACATGGACTCCTCTATTGCATCAATACATTCTATGTTTCCTGTGTTGTAGTGGTCAGGCTTGTTGACAACATCTACATCTTCGGCCTCTGCCATGTCAAGATAAACCTTCATCAAAGACTCGTCTGTTGCTGGCTGTTTCTGTCGTATTCTGTTCCAATCTTGTGGTGTTGCTTGATTAATGCTCATTGTAGTTCCTCTTCTAAACTATCTAGTCTATCTTCAATCTTGTCTTTAAACTTATTAACAATGTCCTCACTAGCAATATCTAAAACCTCTAGCAGAGTAACCTCATCAATCTGAGACAGTCTCTCGCATACCTCTTTAAAAGTTAGTGGCATACTTCTTCTCCAAGTAGGACATAGAGATAGGGGCCTCATCGAACTGCCCATTGTTAACCTCATGCAGCATCCATACACCACGCCATGATTGATTAGTCTGATGGTTTAAGTAATCTTCATCATGCTTGTAATAGATACCACCGAACAACCCAGTGATACGTGACCCATCTGCTGTCCTGTCGTATGCACACTCCCTATCTTGAACATGCCCCATGACACAGCTCATATGCTTCTTAGCTAGTAACGCTCTTGCTGAACTAACAGCACGACCCATCACCCCTGACGTAAAGTAGTGACAGTACGCCACGTTGTCGATGATGGCTGGCTGTAAGAACCTATAGGTCTCCCATCCATACTCTTCAAGTCGTAGGTCTTGATATCCAATCAGTCCCTCTAGCTTTGCATCACTCTCTACTGCCCTCTCAATACGCTGCTCGTGGTTACCAATCAAGAACACCATACGTGGGTTCCATACTTTCTTACGGTTCTGTCGTAGCCTACGTTGCTCAGCTCTTATGGGTGTTAGGAACGCTTGCATACCTGCGTGTCCTGCTTCGATGTCATCGGTGTAGCGTCTGCCCTCGAAGCTCTTCTTGCCGATATCCCAGCTCGACAGGCTTGGCATGTCCCAATGGTCTCCCAGATGTATGATTGTATCTGGTTTCTTATCAGCAGCATACTGACCTGCCCATGCTAGATGGTCATAGGTCTGGTTAGGTTTACACTGTGTGTCTGGTATAACTAAATGCTTAGTCATTTGATTTCCTCTGCTCACGTTCAGCGTTTGTCTTTAGCTGGTGACATGGTTTACATAACACTTGCAGACCATCAGCTTCGCAGAACATATTCTCAACAAACTGTGGAAGGTCATCATACTTTCTTAGTGTGCCTGCTGGTATGATGTGATCCACCTGTACTTCCTTATCTTTAAACCACTCTGTGCATTTAGCACATTGGAACTCAAAGCGGTGTCGGTGTCCGATGACAGTCTTCTTAGCTGCTGCTTTAGCAGCGTAGCGTGGCGGGAATCTACGGTTGGCATCTCTTAGTGCTGACCGGATGAACCCCCAGTACCTTGCTTCTGTCCACTTACCGTCTGCTCTAGTCCGTGGTACTAGTGTACGTTTCTGTGTCATCTGCTTGCCCTTATCTGAAGCTTATCAAGACTGTCTATATTAGCAGTGCTTGGTGCAGGTGGTGGCGTACCTCCCGTTGGATTGACTCCATCGTATTCCTCTGCTCTAGTCACAGGATCTACCCACCATTCTTCAGGGACTCTACGTAAGAATAACAATCTTGCATTCTCGTAGACAGCTTCAACGTCTCCCTTATAACATGTTACAACTGCTTGGTATAACTCTTCCTCTGTTGTACACCACTCTAATGCTTTAGTAGCCTTGACCTCACCTATGCCCATGCAACCTTGTATGTTATCTACTCTGTCACCTGTAAGCATCTGCTTGTATAAGAAGTACAACCCTTCCCACTCGTTAACCGTAGTCCACTCATCTTTAGCAAAGTTATAGAAGCGACATGGTACTTGCAGAAAGTCTTTATCAACGCTGCATATTACTGTGTTGTCTCCGTGGAGTGTAGCTGCGATGGCAATCTCATCGTCAGCTTCCTGTCCCTCAACAACATATGCATCCCACTTCTCAATCATGTAATCACGTAGTGCTTGGAAGTGTATAGGTTTCTCTGCGTTGCGTGTTCCTTTGTAAGGTTTGATGGTAGCTAGGTCTATCCTGAAGTTACCCTTACCTGTTAGGTAGAGCTGGTAAGGAGCTGCATCATCACAACTCCTCACCAACGTCTGTAACACCAAGTTATCTAGCTGAGATAAAGCTACCTCTTGAGTCTCCTCGTTACAGGCAAAGCCTATACGGTAGCTAAAGACATCAGCATCTATGAGAAGCATTAGATAACATCGTCCATGTTAACACCGCCACCGTCACCATCCTTATCGTACACTGCTACCTCGGTGATGAGCAGCTTAGCTAGGCTAGGGGAGATACCCGTCTTACCCTTGAAGTCCCAGCCGTATGGCTTAATGGCTGCGTTAGCCTTAGTGCCGTTACCAATTAGCGAAGAGTCCACTGCATCCATACCAGAGAAGGCAGGCATGATAGGGTTTGTTGATTTAACAGTGACGTAGTTACCACGATCATCACCTTTGTTGCGTACTTGAATGCTCATTGCTGAAAGGGCATCAACCGCTTTCGAGGATAGCTTACCAATATCCACCTGATACTTACCGCTCATGTCGTTGGGCTTGTTCAGGAATGGCCAGTGAAGTTCGCATGCTACTACTACAGGTTTAGTTTCCATATTGTTTCTCTCTTTGTTGTTAACTATTAAGTCTATGTACCATTAAATAGAATCACATTGAATGTAATCTTATATTCTCTTCTTCTTAAGTAACTCTATAGTAATATTATACCATTTATTTCTCCTTATATCCACTCGGATAGTAAATTAATTTAATGTGTTTCACTCCAGTTAGAACCTATACGATATTCAGCGTCCATAGGGCATCGCATCTTAAGCTCGACCCCAGCGTCTATGATTGCTTGTCGTGCAACACTGCCAACAAGTTCAGCGGCACGTGGATGACACTCTATTTGAACCTCGTCATGTACTTGAGCAACTAACTTGTACTCGACACCCAGATCATCTAACTTATGACAGCAGTTTCTCACTGCAAGTTTCATAACAATAGCACCACAACTCTGAAGCAATCTGTTTAGTACCTTGTAGTCCTCGTCAACCTTGATGAAGCGACCGTCAATACCATTGATACGTTGAGTGCGTTCGGCTATTCCCTTAGCTCTTTCTATCAGAGTACGCAGTGCTGGTAGTTTAGTAAGGAATGTTTCTCTAATAACCTTACCTTCCTTGGAACCACCACCTACTATCTGTCCTAGCTTAGCATCACCTGCGCCATAGATGAGTCCATAGATCATTGTCTTAGCCATGTTACGCTCAGGTAAACCAGCAGCTTCCTGATTGTACGTATGGATGTCACCGTGTAGTATCTGGTCAGTGTAGTCCTGATCACCCATGTAGTGAGCCAAGCAGCGTAGCTCTAAGCCTGACGCATCACAGCCTACCAGTACGTTACCTTCCTCTACAGTGAAGCATTGCCTAGCTATCTTAAGACTAGGTATCTGCGCGAGGTTGGGTTTGTTATGAGTCATACGTCCTGTCACAGCACCACAGCTATTAACGTATCCATGTATGCGATGTGTATCCTTATCAACAAACTTTAACCAGCTATCTACCATACCCTTGAGCTTAACAAGACCCAAGTACTCACCGCATAGCTTAGCTTCAGGGATATCTACGTTAGCCAGCGTTGTCTCATCAATGACAGGCTGACCTGTTGGTGTTTTCTTCTTCCATGTAACCCCTAGCTTACCTAACCTCTTGGCTATCTGCTGCCTAGAGCCTACGTTAAACTCCTCGACACCATCCTTAAGACGCTTACCTGTCTTGTCACTGATACGGATAGTAACGATAGGCGGGAACCTTTCCTGTAGCTCTAGTGTTATCTCATCGATGCGTGTTGCCATCTCTGCCTGCCACTTAGATGCTAGGTCAACATCTAACTTGAATCCATTACGTACCTGATGCGCTGTGATCTCAGATACCTCATGCTCTACCTGTATAGATAGATCACTGAAGCCTGCTCTCTTAAGCCTATCCTTGAGGTAATGATACAGCTTAGTAGTCACCTCAACGTCACGCTTACAGTACTCACCCATCTCATCAGTGTAGCCAGCATCGAAGTCTTCAACATCGAAGTCCATCTTAGCTATGCCAATACGTCTGCCCCATTCCTTAAGGCTATGCCCACCTACTGGTGTAGGATCTAACAAGCGAGCCATGACCAGCGTATCCCAGACAGGTACTTTAGTATCAACCTGCCAGCAGTTCTTTAAGACCGGATGGTCGAAGCCTATTATATTGTGGCCGACCAAGCCATCGGCAGTATCTAACATCTGCTTCAATGGTTCGCTGTCGAATATCAGAGACGCTTCCGGTTGGCTGTGATCCTGAACTCCTGCACACCATATCGTATCGTGTGAAAGATTCGTTTCCAAGTCTATTGTAATCATATCCGTGTTCCTCAAGTGTAAGTATTACATTACCAATCTTGCTCATGCGTTATCTCTCCTCTCACTATAGCTAGTGCGTCTTCTGATTTATCATCTTTGTCTTCAAGATCATACGCAATATTGTAGCACACGCCACATAGGTCTACAAATACACCGCTCTCAGGGCCACGCATAACCATCTCAAACTCTGTCAGTATCCTGTCGCATGCACTACATCTCATAATATTTCCTCATCCATTGTGATCTCAAACATACGCCCTGTGTCTTGGTCATACGTCACCGCTGATGCAAGCCCAGTCTCACCACTGAATCTATTCTTAAGGACTCGTATGTAGGTGGTGTTCCTATCCTCTACTGAGGGAGCTTGCCCGTTACGTTCGAATCCTAACACAATATCGGACAGTTGTGCAATCGAGGCACTGCCTCTGAGGTCAGATAGTGACGTAGCTGCACCCTCTTCATGCCCCTTGCCAGATGGACGGCGTAGGTGTGACACCAAGAACAAAGCAATGCCTGTCTCTTGAGTAAGCATGCGTAGCCTAGTCATCACCTCATCAATAGCCTTACGCTCATCGCCGTTCTCTTGAGCTGATACGATGATGGACAGATGATCTAGGAATACATACTTGCAGTCATGTGCCTTAGATAGATAGCGTACCTGACCCACGATATTCTCTACAGTAGTAGAGCCGAAGTGATCATAGAAGAATAACCTGTCAGTGCCTAGCGTAGCATTGAAAGCATCGCGCCGTTCTTCTTCAGTAGATTCCACTGTTGGAATATGTAACCGCTTGCCTGCATGTAAGGACATCAGCGACTTACCTGTCTTAGCCACGGACTCCTCAAGAAAGATACAACCTATGTTACTATCGGTGTTACGCAGTACATGATACAACACCTCACGCATAACCTGACTCTTACCTACACCACTACCTGCTGTCAGTGTGACAAGCTCGTAAGGTCTTATGCCATATGTCAAGCTATTTAAACCAGCCCAAGGGTACTCGACAGATGCCTTCTCTATCGGCTCATTCACTGCATCCCACAGTGTCTTACCTGCAATGATACCATCGGGGGTGTGTATCTCTGCTGCCCACCATGCTGCCTTGAAGTCATCACCACGACACCGCTCAAGGTATTCATTTGCATCCTTGAAATCAGGGTGATGCTTGACAACCCTAGCTTTACCTGCAAACAGGGATGCTACCTCACGCGCTGCCTTCTGACCTGCCTCATCTGCATCAAAGCATACGATCACATTGTCAAAGCTATCTATCCATTCATACTGACTCTTGCAATCCTTCAGTGCTGACTGCGCTCCGTTCTTAATAGAGACAGAGGCATACTTACTGCCGCTCATCTGATAGACAGAGGCTGCATCGAACTCACCCTCTGTTATCGTAAGGTATCTACCACCCTTGTTGAATAGATGTTGCCCGAACAAGACACCATCTCCCCACACGCCAGCACTTCGTTGGTTGTCCTTACTACCTCCGACTCTCACCTTCTGAGCGCATACGAGTGTGTCCTTATCTCTGTACTCGAATACAATATCATCGCCATCTGCGCTGATGCCATACCTCTCGCACGTAGCCTGCGTAATACTTCGCATCATCTGATGCCTACCTCTACCTACTTCCATAGTTGTTATCCCTATGTTGTTATCTATAACATTGTTATAAGTTTGACCTGAGTTGTACCGCTCGCCACAACTGAAGCATGTACTCCAGCCATCGTGGTTGGTAGAGGCACCATCGCTGCTGCTACACTTCTCGCAAGCGTGATGCATCTTAGCCCAGCCATCACTCATCGGTATCAGCTAAGACTCTAGCTTCCTCTAGCTGAGGGTACATCTCCTGTAGCGTACATGCCATATTGTATACAGCGAACGCCTCCTCTATATTGCCTGAGTTCATGCCCAGTATCACTGAGTCTATTATAGTATTGTATTCTTGCTGTCTCATATTAACCTCCGGTTCAGCCATGACGCTGATAGTCTGTCACTCTTAGTCTCTAGTATAGGCCACACGTTAGCTGATCTAGACTTGCGTATGTCCTCATCATCGAACGCCTCTTTAAATCCAAATCGATTATGTAAGCACCCACCTGACAGGTTACATATGATAGAGATCTGTTTAATACTGTAGCTCTCACCCACTATCATACGTGGGTGGTTGCTCTTATTGATGTACATATTTATAGGTTTCATGCTGCCTCCTTAACGAACACGCCATCGACCATCTTACCTTTGCGATCTTTGATATCCTCATATGCATGATGCAAGCAGTCAAACAAGCTGAGCTTATTACGTGCTGCAATATTAATGAGGACTACTATTATATCACCGATGTCATCGATGGGGCTAGTGCCTGCATCAAGCGATGCCTTAAGCTCAGCTACTTCCTCTTCTAGCTTGGAAAACTGAGCCAGATCTGTAGAACCATGAACCAAGTTACGTTCGTAATGCCACTGCAATACCCTTGCTTCTAGCGTACCTAATATCATTTGCCTACCTCCTTCCTAGCTTTAGTCTTATCTACTTCCATTAAATACAGGCCACGTATGCACACCCCTACTATTACAATACCCAGTACAGTACCTAATATCATGCGTCACCTTCCTTAAGATCTTCGATGTACTCTTCGATGTACTCGACAGCTATCATATGCACTGCGCCAATAGCTTTCTCGACTAGCTGTCCAATAGCTTCGTAGTTCTCATCAGCTAGGAACTGTAACACATCGGAATGGTATGCGTTTAGCTCATGGATACTAGACAGGTACTCACCCACGAATGCCTCAGTCAGTAGCATTGGATCTTCACGCAAGATGTCCAGCGTATATGTCCACGCATCGCCTGCAATCTGGACATCTGTGGACTCTGCATTTATACATGGGAACATACGCTCCGCTGATTCTCTGTCATACAGGTTGAATATTTCTACTTTCTTAGTCATCACTTCACCGCCTTAATTAAACCGTTAGTCATTGTAACTTCTGCAAAGAACTCGCGCCCCTTACCTGTAATGTGTGGACGATTGGCACCTACCATAGAGCCATCACGCACATACTCTTCACCGAATAGGCTGGTCTCTATGTAGTCGAGAGGGTGCCCGATGCGTTCCTTTAATTCTTTCTTACTTCTGTAGTTGAATACAATCATGTTTTTCTCCAAAGTTATAACAAGTTATAAGTATAGGCGATCCCACACCCAATTGCAAATCCCACCGAAAAGCGTACAATTATGCTGATCATTGGTCTGTCTCCTATTCATCGCTGCACAGTTGTACAAGCTCAGTACCCATAGCATGCGCCCAGTCTGAAAGCTCAGATACTGCCTCATCCCACGACTCAAAGCTAGACTCTGATACACCATCCGCCCATTCATCATCACAACAGAAATCTATAGTAGCGGTTGGCCCGATTATACCATAGCAGTCTACGCTATAGCCGTATTTAGTTTTAATAGTTATCATTGTTCTAGCTCCCCATTAATAGGCGTTTGATTTGCTTTTTACTGCGGCCCGTCATCGATACAAGCTCGGCAATAGTTATATTAGTGCTGTCAAATAGGTCAATAATCTCTTGATCTGTCATCGTTTATTCTCCAAAGTTATAACATGTTATAAGTTAATTACATTAATGCGTTCGAATTTATCAGAGTATCGGGCAGACAGCGAACCATGCACGGTGATAGCTATGTTGGCGCTGTTATTCTTACCATTGCACATGCCGCAGTCGACACACTGAATCCCGTCACTATCGGCCAAGCATTCTATTTCATTTGGCAGCCGATCGCTGGCGTCAGTTGTGACCCTGAAGGTACGCAATCCGAGACCATGCGCCTTGCTCGCAGCCTTTGGCGTATCGGCGCTGATCATGCACAGCTCGGCAATACGCTTGTCGAATTTAGGATGTCCGATTTGGTGCGTGTATCCAGTATGCACTGACGGTTTAACAGTCTGCATCAGGTTCTGCCAGACCTCATACGGCACAGCCGCAGGATCGCCATAGCTTCCGAGACGTAGATCCCGACCGTTGATCTTATTCTCTGGTATCGTATCGGCATATGATCCCCGATGAAATGATCGGTAAACAGATAGGGGCGCTTGATGTACTGCTACATAGCAGGCCCCACCTAGGCCTTGGCGCTGTACGCAGCCACCGCAAACTGATGAGTCATCACCGGATTTAATAGCTAAGTGCGGTTCAATATCGCGGCGCATTATCCACGTTTGTACCATGTTCCCCGTCTTGGCATTGCTAGTTTTAAGCGTAGCCACTGCGATAATAGGTTGCCCATCCAATACACTTGGGCCGTCATATATAATAAAACCATTCATAATATCACCTCATATTTGTAACAAGTTATAACTATTGATAGGCGCTAAATACGCCAATGATTGCCCAGTTTACTAGCGTCAGCAATATTACAACAGACGCTGCCAGTGATAGGAATCCTGTTATGCTTACAAGCATTTGCTCGCGTCTCTCTCGCTTTTGCTGCGCACGTAGGGCGGAATTGCCTCGATATAAGTCTTTCATGGTATTACCTCTTTTTTATGTTAGGGTATAAGCTTATCAATCGAGACTGCTAATGTCTAGCAATCTCTGTTGATACTCCTACTTTGTAACATGTTATAACTTATATCGCGTTGAGCATATCCAGTGCAATGTTTAAAGCGTCGAATACCTCGGGATCTGTAACAGTGTCGGCATGCGCTGCAATTGTTTTTAAAGCTGCCTTTAGTTCATCAGTATCTACAGTCTCGGCATGCGCTGCAACTAGTCCGAGTGTCTCAACTTCGCCGCCTTCACCATCGCCGCCGCCTTCGCCCTTGGTGCCGCGTTGCTGTGCTTCAACTAGTTTACCGTCCTTAACCACCATGGCGCGTCTGTCAATTTCTAATTCTTTATGCATTTTCTTGGTGACTCTGTTAAATATTGAGCGGATAACGGCCAGCGTTGGTTTGTCTGCTGCGCAGGTCTCCCAAAGCGTGACCAGTACTTTCTCGGCTTTAGCATCACCGCTAACGTAGGCGGCGTAGGTGGCGCGAACGGTTTCGGTAGCCCGGCTTTTAATGTCAGTGCCTAGGATTAATTCGTTGGCTAGGAATTTCGCATCTTTAATAGTGATCATATTCATATACTCTTTAGGTTATGGCGCGCGGGTCAGTCCGGTGCCGATGAGTGATATTATACACACCTTGTCGGGCAGTGATATAGCTAAAGCAACTAAATGCAATACGGAACTAGACCGTTATAGCATAACAACAGGCTCTGTTATTCCTTTTAGATCTATAGATACAAAAGCCTATCATATGTTATATCAATATATACTTATATATCAATAAGCTATCGTTAATGATTAGGTATTCATTTGAATGATGTAGGTCTGACTAGTTGGCTGGTAACGGTGCACCGGCACACAC